GTGCAGACAAGGTATAAACAATAGAAAGAAAAGAATAGCCGAGATGACTAACGAAAGAAAATACTTCGAAGAGTTCAACACATTTAATGAAAAGTGGGCAAAATATATAGAAGACAAAGCAGTAAAAGAGAAAGAGAGAAAGAAAGTAATACTAGAACAGACACTAAAAATGTTAATAGAAAACATCGAACAAGAACAGAAGAGCATGAAGATCGAACAAGATCAGTTAAAAAATGGTGTAGAAGTCAAGAGCCCACCAACCGGAGTAAACTAATGGAAACACTAAGCGATAAACTAACATTAAGAACAATCTCTAATAGTGCTATTGACGATATCAAAGACTTCATCAAGCAGTTGAAGGAAGAATTTACTAATTTAATTGGTGAGGAAACAGGGGATAAGAAAACTAGTGAAAGATGGGTTAATGAAATTATCGACAACCGAGCAGGAGAAAAACTAATATGATAGATTTACCAACAAAGATGTTAAAAGAGTTAGCAGAAGATGGAAGCTCATTACCAGAAGCAGTAATATTTCATAATCTCGCAGAGTTAGCAGAAAAACAAGGAACTCTGGAAGTCACAGAAGAAGGAGATGATATTAGGGTTAAGGGAATGGTGGTAATATGATATTCGGAAAAAAGATACAGAGAACAAAGATAGGTGATGATGTTTATTTAGAAGACGGTAAGGTAGTGTTTAAATCGTATGCGGCAATGAGTGATGATTATGGTGTAAAAGAATATTACAGGTCTATATCTGATGAGATGTATTATATTGTTACATTAGGATGTGCAACAAAAGAGTGGGACCCACATAGAAATTTAGCAAAATACTTAATTGATTGGGAGTTGTCAGAAAAGTATGAACAAAGGATAATCAAAAAATTTAATGAGGTTTTGGAAAGCTATAAACAAGAGAAGATAGACGTTAAGAATTATTTAAAAGAAAAAGAGAGGAAAATAAAATCAAAAATCAAATTATTAACTAAACAAGGAGGAAAATAAAATGGATATAAACAGAAACATGACAACAGATGATTTGAAAAGATTAACTGTAAACGGAGTACCAGGCGTAGACCTAAACAAACCAAAGAGAAAGAAGAACGCCAGAGAGAAATTCGAAGTAGAGCTAAAAAAAGCAGAACAAAAAGCAACAAGAGATGCACTACCTTTTGCAAGACACGCAGCAAGAGAAGACTTCGACCAAGCAATCAAAGTACAAATAGACAAACAGTTAAGACAATACGGGTCAGTAGAAAAACCAGAGGATCTAATATTACCAGTAACAGACTTTAATCAATACAGTGACCTAAAGAACTTCAAAGTAATAGAAACTCACGAAAGACCAGATACTAACTTATCTAAGCACAACCCAGGACTTAATGTTCAAAGCCAAGTAATCACGTACAAATACAAAGATTACGGACAGACATACAAAGTAATGGAATCAGGCCCAGACTCAATCACAAGAGCAATCAAGAACAGAGCTAAATTAGATAAGTCAATAACTGAAGACCTAGATAAACCTGGAAAAAAGAAGTAAATTATTATTAAGCCCTATTTGGGTTCACACTTGCCACGATGCCCTACGGTCTGTGTAGAGAAGAAAGAGGGTGGACATACACAGAATCTACACAACCAGCCCCATCCTATTGGCAAGATGGAGCAGTTGGAGTCCTATGGAATTTAGGACACTATAATTAAAATGGAAACAAAAGACCACGGAGCAGAAGAGCAAATAAGAGAAGATAAACCAGACGGAAGTCCAATAGATATTGTGGGTCAAACAACAACGGAGGCGGTAGATAAGATATGTACTAAGTGTGGAAGACACGGACATTGGGCACAAGAACATGCTTTATGCTATCCTTATGAATAACAATCAATTAAACAGTTTAAACTAAAATGGCAAAAATAACACCAGCAACATTCAAAAAAGCACTAGAAAATGCAACAGGAACAAGAGTAGACATGTCTAAAAGACTAAAAGTAACCAGAGGTGCAGTAACAATCTATCTATCAAAGAACCCAGACATGGCAAAACTACTAGACCAAAGAAGACTAGACAACATAGAACGAGCAGAAGATGAGATATTCAGCCAACTAGAGTTCAAAGATAGTAAAAACAAATCATCCGGAGCCAAAATAAGACAGGGAGCAAGTCAATTCATACTAAAAACATTAGGAAGGAGTAAGGGCTGGGTAGAAAAACAAGAACAACTAGTAGAACACAAAGGAGAGAGTCTAAAAGTAATAATTGAGGAGAGAAAGCCAGAGGTAGATAATGGAGATAAATCTTCAACTTAGTCCTAAACAGAAGCAGGCATTCAATATACTGCAAGACAAAGAACATACTGAACTCTTCTATGGCGGAGGAGCTGGAGGCGGTAAGTCCTACTTGGGTTGTATGTGGTTAATTCTATCCTGTTTGATGTATCCAGGTACTAGATGGCTAATGGGGCGGGCTAGACTAAAAAGTCTTAAGGAGAGTACGTTTCTGTCGTTTCTAGGGGTATTGAAGGATTGGGGTCTCAAAAAAGATGTAGATTGGAAGTACAACGCAATGGAAGGTGCAGTACATTTCTCAAACAGTAGTAGTGTATACTTGAAGGATTTATTCTTATATCCCACGGATCCTGAGTTCGATTCGTTAGGTAGTACTGAATACACAGGTGCCTTTATGGATGAAGTAAGCGAGATAAGCGAGAAGGCCAAGATGATTGTAATGAGTCGTCTGAGGTTCAAATTAGATGAGTATGACTTAGTGCCAAAGTTACTGATGGCTAGTAATCCGGCAAAAAACTGGGCATATAAAGAATACTGGAGGCCTTGGACTGAAGATAAGCTAGAACCATACAGAGAGTTCATACCAGCCCTAGTAGGTGATAATCCTTTTATGAGTAGGTTTTATGTTGAAAATCTAAAGAAATTGGACAAGAACTCAAGAGAGAGACTGTTGTTTGGTAACTGGAATTACTCTGACGATCCGGCTAAGCTATTCGAATACGACAAGATACTAGACTTATTCACTAATAATATCTTTATTCCCACACACGCAGACAATTATATTAGTTGTGATGTAGCAAGATTCGGAATGGATAAGACTGTAGTAATAGTTTGGAGAGAGTGGCATATCGAAAAGATAGTAACCAGACCAAAGTCATCCGTTAAAGAAGTAGTCGAGATACTTGACCAATTAGCTCGAGACTACCAAGTACCACATTCAAATATAGTAATAGACGAAGATGGAGTAGGCGGTGGAGTAGTAGACTATATGGAGAACTGTAGAGGATTCGTTAATAACTCAAGTCCCCTAGAGACAGAATATAGCAAAGCAATTCACAACTACAGGAACCTGAAAACTCAATGTTACTTCAAATTAGCAGAGTTAGTCAGACTCGGAAAAATAGACTGCTACGATGATATATCAATGGAAGATAAGGAAGGAATCATCGAGGATTTAGAACAGATAGCCCAGAAGAACATAGACAAAGAAGGTAAAATTGAGATACTCAGCAAAGAAGAAATAAAGGAACAACTTGGTAGGTCGACGGATTACTCGGATGCTATCATGATGAGATGTGTGTTTGACTTACAAGATTACTACACTCCTCATATCAGTTAACTAATATATATCTAATTTCTCAATATACTTAAACAACTTTTAACTATTTAATTGATGGAAGTAAAGTCCAAAGAAAAGAAGGAGGAGGTATCTTGTTATCTAGCAGTATCAAACCTAGAGAGAGATTACCATAACAGAAAAGCAGTTCTTAATCAGACATTCAAAGGTGAAGTAGACGACAAGCCAGTAATGTTCCCAAGGGGACTGGGCGCACAACATCCTTTTAATTTTCAGCAAGTAGACACAATTCTTGACAACGTAGGAATAGCAAACGCAATGGTCGATAAGATTACAGATGCTATTGTGGGAGATTTCTCAGTACGAGTAGATGATGATAACGCACAGACTTTGCTTGATGAGTTTGTAAGAGATTCAAAGATGAAGTCCAAGTTAAGACCGTGGATCAAAGAGGCAGTGGGTAAAGGAAATGGTTTCATGGAACTAGACCTTAATGACATTAAGAACATAGAGAGAATCCGAGTAAACAACGCCAATGGTATGTACGTCAAACGAAACAAGAAAGGAAAAGTAATGGAGTACAATCAATTCAAGGGTAATTTCAAAACAATAATAAATAAAGATAAAATAATCCCATTCAAACCAGCTGAGATAGCACATCTAACTATCAATAAGACACCTAACGATCCATACGGACAAGGATTAGTTTGGAGTAACAGGGTAACCATTGAGAACTTTGCAGGCAGTGAAGTAGACAGACATAAGGTATTGAGTAGAAAAGCAGGTGCACCCTATCATGTTAAGCTAGGACAACCAGGTCAGAAGGTCAAGAAAGCAGACTTAGATTCATTCAAATCAGAATTACAGTACCAAGACATCTCAACTGAGTGGGTAACAGATGCAAATGTAGACATAAAAGCATTAGACTTCGCTGGTGTAGGTGATAATCTTACAAAGTCTTCAGAGTATGACTTAGAACTCTTATCACTAGGTATGAAGATCCCAATGAGTATTCTTGGGATTTCTAATAACCCAGAAGGCCTCGCTAAAGTGAATGATAAAGGGTTTCTACAGTTCATTGGGTCAGTACGTGGTCAAGTAGAAGAAGTACTAGAAGAACAAGTGTTAAGACCTTTCCTTAGAATGCAATCACCTAAGCTAGACGCAGAAGTAGAGTTCGATTGGGAATTACCAGGTGAAGTAGAAAAGAATGAAAGACTAACCAAGATAATTGACACACTTAAACTAATGGACTTATCCCCAGAGATGAGAGCAGCACTAGAAAGAGAATATGCAGAAGTCATGGGACTAGTAGAAATAGTAGACTTGTTACCAACTCCCGAGGAAGCCAGAAAGAAAGCAGACGAAGAAGAAGCCGAAATGAAGAAGCAAGAAGACGAGGCCAGAAAGGCGGAAGAAGAGAATATAAAACAACCCGAAGTCCCAGGT